CTGGCGCAGTACCTGGATGCGGCGAACTTCCCCGACGGTAACCCAATTGCAGATCCGACTCAGGAGGCTCTGGAGATTTGGTACATCGACCAGAAAACCAGCGAAGACGGCGAGGCGGTGGTNGGTGGTCTGGGAGCTGTCCTCCCCTGGCGAGATCGACAACCATGGGTTGCCTGGCCGGCAGATGACCACTTTTTGTCACTGGGCCATGACTAACGGCTATCGCGGGCCCGACTGCGGCTACACCGGCGCGGTCATGTTCGACGATGAGGACAATCCCACGGATGATCCTGCGCTTGACCAGTGCAAGGGCTGTCTGTCGTCCTGCAAGTTGCGCTTCGGCGAGAACAACGAACTCTCCTTCGGTGGATTCCCGGCCGTTTCCTTGATCGCTCGGAGCTGACTATGCGAAAGCACATCATTGCGGCCATCCAGGCGCACGCGGCGGCCGAGTACCCGCGAGAGTGCTGCGGCCTGCTGCTGGCCGTTGGACGGGCGCAGAAGTACTTCCCTTGCCGGAACATCGCCACGGAGCCTAACGAAGAGTTCCGGCTTGATCCTGAGGGCTACGCTGCGGCGGAAGACCTGGGCGCGGTGATCGGAATTGTGCATTCGCACCCTGACGCCACCAGCAGGCCGTCACCGCACGACCTTGCCATGTGCGAGGCCACGGCCTTGCCTTGGCACATTCTGTCCTGGCCCGAGGGCGACATGCGAACGATCACGCCGACCGGCAACACACCGCTGCTCAAGCGCCCGTTTGTGCACGGCGCCTGGGACTGTTGGCAGGTATGTGCAGATTGGTATCAGCGCGAGTGGGGACTTGAGTTCGAAGCGTTCCAGCGCGTCGACGGCTGGTGGGAGCGCGCGGAGAACGCCAGTCTTTACGAACAGCATTACGAGATTCCAGCGCGTCGACGGCTGGTGGGAGCGCGCGGAGAACGCCAGTCTTTACGAACAGCATTACGAGGCTGCCGGCTTCCTGCGCGTAGACAGTCCTCAGCGCGGTGACATGATCGTTATGCAGGTTGGGCGTACGGTGCACCCTAACCACGCAGGCATATACCTGGGCGCCGATCCGGAGCTGCCTGGTGAAGACTCAGGCACACTAACCACGCAGGCATATACCTGGGCGCCGATCCGGAGCTGCCTGGTGAAGACTCAGGCACGTTCGGCCCTGGGCCGTTCCTGCTGCACCACCTATACGGCAGGCCATCCGAGATCATCGTCTATGGCGGCCCCTGGCATGACCGAACGCGCCTGATCCTCAGGCACAAAGACGCAAGACAACCAACATGACGCGGCATGGCCGCAGGAGATAGCTATGTTTTATATTGCTGAGACTGTCAGATCTGAAAATTATGAAGATGGTGTTGCAGGCTGGGAGTTGGGGGCAGATGGCTCGATTCGATTTTTTGGATCATCGTCGAGCCATTTTCTCAACGCGGTTACAGGCTTTGATTAATCCACTTCAGAGCCTGCTCTTGGTCATTGGCCAAGGCTTCTAGTGTCCTGCGGTACGATACGAGCGCTTCGGGCGTACTGATTGCTGCAGGCGGCTCCAAGATGAATTTCTGAGCGACTAACTTTAGTGCTTCGTTGTTGAACCCCGGCGACGCCTTCAATGCCAGAGCTATAGCTAGAATTGATTGTTGCAGTCCAATCTCATTAGGGGTTGCCAAACTTTCGTTTTTACTCACATTGACCTCCAGGTCATAAACGCGCCGATATTGGCGCTATCCCAGTCCTTGGGCTTGCAGGCGTAGGACTGGGGAATCCTTGCGTGTGGCAGGAGGCTACTACTCGGCGATGGTCGGGCGTTACTGGAATTCCATCCACGCTGGATGCACGGCCAGGTCCGGGGTACAGTCGGCATTCCAACGGATAAGGAGGTGGTCATGCGGATCTCAAGGTTTTTCGCTGTAGTCGCTCTGGCGCTGGCTCTCTCAGGATGTGCCGGAACAAGTTTTTCCTATGACGACGCCAGAAAGGTGCAGGTTGGGATGACTGAGGAGCAGGTAACCCAGATCATGGGGCCTCCGTACTCGGTGGTTTCCCGCGCCGATGGGCAAATGTGGATCTGGAGCCACGCGAATGGAATGACCGGCGCTAGCCGTGTGATCTCTTTCCGCCTTGTGGACGGAAAGGTCGTGGAAGTACCGGCCATCCCCACAAGCTTTAAATAAACCAAAGAGGGAACGACATGCGGATTTTGATAGTGGCGGCAGCGGTGGCGATGCTAGCAGGGTGTTCGACGTCTGGGATGCAGCAGGGAGCCCCAGCATTTTCTGCGAGCTCCCAGAAGGCGCCGCAGCAATATTCTCGTTGCCTCGGGCCAAAGTGGCAGGAGATTAATCCGTCAACCAGCTCTATTGAGACAGAAACTGGTTACAAAATTTCCGCTTCGACGGCCTTCACGGGGGTAGTTGCGCTTGCGGTTATTGATCAATCGAAAGGTGGCTCCATGGTAAAAATCTTTCTACCAGTGGACTGGGCAGGGACCAGCGGCTGGAAGGATGCCGCCAAGGCCTGCATCTAACTAAGTCAGAAAATAACCGCCCACGAGGCGGTTTTTTATTGTCTGGAGAAAAAACAATGTCTGCACTTACTACTGCTTGCTCGCCGATCGAAACGATCCGACTCGGTGGAATGTTGCGTCAGTTCGGAAAACAATACAGGCTTTCTGTCCGGAGCCCAGCAGAGGCGATAAAGGCACTCTGCGTGCAAATCCCTGGCTTTGAGAGGTTTCTATCGAATGCCAAATCTAGAGGCTTGGAGTTCGCCGTATTTCGAGGAAAGAAAAACATTGGTGAGGACGAGCTCTGCTTTCACGGCAGAGGTGAAATCAGAATCGTACCCGTCATCACAGGCTCAAAGCGTGCCGGACTGCTACAGACAATCGTGGGCGCCGTCATGGTCGTCGCAGGGGTTATCGTTAGCGGTATGTCATTTGGTCTTGCCTCCCCCATAGGCGCCGCCTTGATCGCTGGTGGCATTGGCATGGTCGCGGGCGGCGTAATCCAAATGCTCAGCCCCCAGGCCGGTGGGCTCAAGACCAGCGCCGTACCGGAGAATACTCCCGGCTACGCATTCGGCAGCGCGAAGAACACCACGGCGTCGGGTAACCCGGTACCGCTTTGCTACGGTAAGCGCCGTGTGGGCGGGGCAATCATCAGCGCCGCGATCTACGCTGAAGACCAGATGTAACCGACATTCGCAGCAACGCAGCCGCCCACGAGGCGGTTTTTTATTGCTTGGAGAAAAAGATGGGCGACGACAGCGAGATCGACATCCACGGCGCCAAGGGCGGCGAAGAGAAGCCAAAAACGCCGACAGAGGCCCCGGACAGTCTGCGCTCGGTTGCCGTCGCCAAAATGCTGATCGCGGTGGGCGAGGGTGAATTCAGACAGTCTGCGCTCGGTTGCCGTCGCCAAAATGCTGATCGCGGTGGGCGAGGGTGAATTCGAAGGGACGCCAACGGCCAGGGATATCTACCTCGATAACACTCCGCTGCAAGACCCCCAGGGGAACATGAATTTCCCGAACGTGAAGTGGGAGTGGCGCACCGGGGCCGTGGACCAGACCTATATCCAGGGGATCCCATCGGTCGAGAACGAGACCACCATCAGCACTGAGCTGCGCAGCGGCACCCCATGGGTTAGGGCGATCAACAACACCCAGCTTTCCGCTGTGCGCGTGCGGTTTGCCTGGCCGGCGCTTCAGTCCGTGGACGCCGGGGGCAACATCAACGGGTACCGGATTGAATACAAGGTTGAGCTGGCCACTGATGGGGGCGCCTATCAGCCGGTGCTGAGCGAGGCTGTCGATGGCAAGACCACCAGCGTTTACGAGCGTACCCGCCGTATCGATTTACCCAAAGCTACGACCGGCTGGCTGATGCGCATCACTCGCATCACACCAAACCAGAACAACAACAAAATCTCGGACACCATGCAGATCGCCGGATTTACCGAGGTGATCGACGCGAAGATCCGCTACCCAAACACGGCGCTGCTCTACATCGAGTTAGGATTTACCGAGGTGATCGACGCGAAGATCCGCTACCCAAACACGGCGCTGCTCTACATCGAGTTCTCCGCTGAGCAGTTCCGCAGCATCCCGGCCGTGACGGTCGAGACGAAGCTGAAGAAGATGCAGGTGCCGAGCAACTACGACCCTGTGTCACGCAGTTACTCGGGCGTTTGGGACGGCACGTTCAAGCAGGCCTGGACCGACAATCCTGTCTGGATGACCTACGACATCACCACCGCCGATCGTTTTGGCCTGGGCCGGCGCATCAAGCCGTGGATGGTGGATAAGTGGGAGCTGTACCGAATCTCGCAATACTGCGACCAACTGGTGCCGGACGGAAAGGGTGGCCAGGAGCCGCGCTTCATCTGCAACTTGAACCTGCAGAGCAAAGCCGATGCCTGGTCACTGCTGCGCGATATCTCTGCGATCTACCGAGGCATGACCTACTGGGCTCAGGGCCAGGTGTTCACTCTCTCGGATATGCCGCGCGCCACCGACTTCGACTTCGCCTACACCCGTGCAAACGTCATCGACGGCAAGTTCACCTACTCCAGCGCATCGGAGCGCACACGCTACACCCGAGCGCTGGTCAGCTACGACAACCCGCTGAACAACTACGACACCGACGTCACCGCAGTGACTGACCAGAAGCTGCAGCGGCGCTACGGCGATAACCCGCTGGAGATCAGCGCTATCGGCTGCACCCGCGAATCGGAGGCCCAGCGCCGCGGTAAGTGGGCGCTGCTGACCAACTCCAAGGATCGGGCTGTCACCTTCAAGGTCGGTTTGGACGGTCGTATTCCGCTGCCTGGCTATGTGATCCCGATCGCCGACGAACTGCTGGCTGGGCGGGCCGTCGGCGGGCGTATCTCGGCGGTGAACGGCAAGATCATCACCTTGGATCGCGACTCCCAGGCAAAGCCCGGCGACCGGCTGATCCTCAACCTGCCCGACGGCAAGTGCGAGGGGCGTACCGTGCAGTTGGTCAGCGGCCGGCAAGTCACCGTTACCGTGGTTTATTCCGTTGCGCCTGAGCCAGAACTGGTGTGGGCGCTGGATGCTGACGACCTGGCCGTCCCGCTTTATCGTGTGGTCAGCGTGGCCCGGCCAGAGCCTGGGGTGTTTGAGATCTCGGCCGTTCAGTACGACCCGAGCAAGTTTGCGCACATTGATACCGGAGCTCGTCTGGAAGAACGCCCAATCAGCGTTATCCCGGTCACCGTGGTACCGCCGCCGGCCAGCGTCACGCTGACGGCGAGCTATGCGGTGAACCAGGGCATCGCCATCAGCACCATGAACATCTCGTGGCCTGCCGTCGCTGGAGCCGTCGCTTATGATGTTGAGTGGCGTAAGGACAGCGGCAACTGGATCAAGGTGCAGCGCACGGGCTCGACGAGTGTGGACGTCACCGGCATTTACTCGGGCGCCTACCTGGCTCGGGTGCGTGCGGTGAGTGCGTTCGAAATCTCGTCGATCTGGAAAAGCTCCAACCTGACCAACCTGGAAGGCAAGACCGGCTTACCACCGGCGGTGTCGTTCCTGACCACCACCAGCTTGATCTATGGCATCGGCATCCAGTGGGGATTCCCACCAGGTGCCGAGGACACCCAACGGACGGAACTCTGGTACAGCGAGTCGCCCGACTTGACGACGGCAGTCAAGCTGAGCGACTTCAGCTACCCGCAGGCATCGCACGAGATGCACAGTCTGTTGGCTGGGGCGAGTCTGTTCTTCTGGGCGCGCTTGGTGGACCGCACTGGCAATGTCGGCCCGTTCTTCCCAGTGCCTGGCGCGGTTAATGGTCAGGCCAGTTCGGATCAAGCGGAGTACGAGAAGTATTTTGCGGACAAGATCGGCAAGGGC